GCATTGGTCTACTATTTTCATTCCCAAGTATGGTAACGGTTAGTTTATATCCATCAAGTGAATTTTTGTATAGATTTAAACCTGCTGTTATTGAAAGTATTTCAGTAAATTATGCTCCTGGATCATCACCTTCTTTTTATAGAAGAACAAATGCACCAACTGCAGTTACAATTACTATACAATTAAAAGAGATTGAATACTGGACCAATAGAGATTATACAGCAAATAAATTTAATGATACTGGGGCTGAAGAAGCTGCAGCGCCAATAATTGCAAATCAATTGATAAACAATATTGAAAATAACAGAGATGCAATTAATCAAGCAGCACAATTTTCTGCAAATTTACCAGGTTAATAATTAGGATTATATGAATGGCTGAAAGATATTTCGAAAAATTTCCTATTATTAGATATAACGGTATACCGATCCGTAATATCACCGAACGTGCAACAGTTCTTAATTCTGTTTATAATAGTCCAATCTTTTACTATCCATATGATATTCAACAAGGTGAATATCCGGATGAAATAGCAAATCGTTATTATCAAGATGAATATATGGGCTGGATTCTTCATATAACAAATAAAGTTATTGATCCATATTACGATTGGTATCTTGATCAAGCAACTTTTGACGATTTCATTATTAAAAAATATGGTAGTTTGAAAAATGCTACTTCAAAAATAAAGCATTACAGAAATAATTGGTATGCTAATGAAGGCACAATCTCTGTATTAACTTTTGAAAGTTTAACACCGACAGTTAAACGATTTTATGAACCAGTTTATGCAGATGTTCTTTTTTCTACTACGCCGCTTGGATATAGAAGAAAACAAATTGACTGGAAACTTACAACAAATACCATTGTACAATATACTGTAACAGAACCAGTATTTGTTACGGATGAAATAGTCGATGTATATAGTGGGAATACTATTATAGGAAGTGGTCAAGTTTGTGGAAGAAGTTTTGAGTATATAGCAACAAATGGACAAACCAGTGTTTCACCACTTTTAATTCACCATACATCAGGCAATGTAACTGAAAATGGTGCATTACATTATGTTATGGGTAGAGAAAGTCAAGAAAAAATTCTTTATACTAATGCGACTCTCATAACCAATAATATTCCAGAAAGTGAATCTACTTATTGGAGTCCAGTTTATTATTATGATTACGAAACTGAAATCAATGAAAAGAATAAATCAATTCAAGTTTTAAAGAAACAATATTCGGGACAAATTGCAGGTGAACTGAAAGCTTTGTTAAAATAAATGGGAAATAATATTTCAATCGGTGATATAAGAGTAGAAAAATTAGTTATAACCTCTCCTCGTGGTTCACTAACACTTACAACATCATTTGTGTCAGCGTCGATTTATGAAAGTATCTTTACACCGGGAATAGTTTGTGATATAACTGTTCTTGATTCACAAGATATTGTCGGTAATTTGCGTATACTTGGCGATGAATTGGTTGAATTTAACATGTTGAGTCCAAGTGACGTTAGAGCAAATTACAAGTTTGCTCTTTATGAACGTGGCGAGGGTCAGCAATTAGCAAACCAAAGAGCAAAAACATATGTACTAAAATGTGTCAGTATTGAGGCAATGTATGCACAAAATGAATATGTACAAAAAGGATATGAAAATGTTCTTAATTCGGAAATAGTTAAAGATATAGCAAAAACATATCTTCGTACTGATAAACAAATAATTACGGAACAAACTAGAAGTCCACAAATATTAAATATCAGTAATTTGAGTCCATACAAAGCTATTAATTTAGTAAAATCAAGATCAATATCGGCAGAAAATCAATCATCATCTTATGTATTTTTTGAAACAAGAAATGGTGATAATCAAATATTTAAATTTGTGACCATTGAAAATTTATTTACAACAAATGTTGTTAAAAGTTTCATGCAATCAAGTGCAATAAATATTAATGTGTTAAGTCCTGATCAGGACAGAAATATTTTATCATATCAAGTACCTACCGCTTTATCATCACTAGATCGTATAAGTCTTGGTGGCCCAACAAGAATAACCACATTTAATTTTACCACATGGCAATATGAAATTCAAGATATTCATGCAAGCGATACTGTTTTTAAAGATGGCAGTACAAGTGCATCTGGTACCGATGTTTCAGGTACATTTAGAAATAGATATCTAAATCCAAAAATACCACCACAATCATTTATTCCTGTGGATATATCACAGAGACCCGTGACTTATATTGCTGAAGGTACTCCAAATTTACAAGCATATATAGCATTGTTATTACAAAATTCATTGAAGATAAGAGTACCAGGGGATTTTATTTTAGCACCTGGTGTTACTATTAATTGTACTTTTCCAAATAATTCTGCTACTACCGGTAATGTTACGGAAGATCCACTACTGTCTGGTAAATTTCTTATTTCTAGAATACACCATAAAATAGGACTTGTTCAAGAAAAACCTAGATACACTTGTATTGTCGAATGTCTAAAAGGTCGTTATCGAGAGGGTTAAACCATGGTTGAGAGAAATCTTGGTCAAAATATGATATATTGGATTGGTGAAGTTGTCGATGTAAACGACCCACATCAATCCGGAAGAGTTAAAATTAGAGTGTATGGTCATCATGATGATAGAACCAATATACCCGATTCTGTTTTGCCGTGGGCGCAAGTAGTACAATCTGTAACTTCAGCAGCTATTGGTAGAATAGGATCAGCACCTGTTGGTCTTGTGGTCGGTTCTCGTGTTGTAGGTTTTTGGGCGGATAGTAGTGATCTTCAATATCCGTTGGTAATTGGTTCCATGGGTAAAGCTGGTGATCCAATTACCAGTGAAACTCTCAATGGCGCACCGGCAATTAATACTAATACAGGTAGTATTCCAGGATCCGCTCAAGGTAATTCCAATAATCCATATTCTGCGCAAAGTGATAATAGAACTTCAATTTCGGATATAGATTCAGGCAGTGCAAATATTACTTCTGTAAATAATACAGTCGGCGTTAATGTTACAAATACCGTCGAAAGAAATATGGCTAACGCACGTTTACCAACAACGGCTTCTGCTAGCAGAACTGATAATAGCGATGTTTTAGATATTAAAAAAGCAGTTGACCCTCTTGGGACATTATCATCACTCCCATGTTTAAATGGTAATCTAATATCAATTAGTTCAATATTTCGTTTTCTTGGTAGTACTGTCCAAGGTGTCGTTTCGGGTATTGTTAGAACAGCGGTTAGTGCTATTCGTAATGCAATTTTATCATTTGCTAATAAAATAGGTTTATTTAAATTAGTAGGGATGCTAAATAAAGCCGTTTCCGGTGTAAAATCAATACAAGATCTTATCAAGTCTTTAAATATCAATGTTTGCGGAATTAATCCTATCAACCAAGGATTGTTTAAAGCTGCAGATTTTGCCATGGCTTCTGTAATTGGTGGATTAAATAATGTAATTGGGACAATTACAGGTGGTTTGGACAAAGTAATTAATGTGACAACCGGCGCTGTCACTGCGGCGGGTAATGCAGTCACAGGCGCAACAAATTCAGCAATTAAAACATTAATAAATTCAGTTCCAACCGCACCCGCATCATCTGTAACCACCGCCACATCACCGAGACCTGCAGCGACAAGTGTTACACAAACACCACCATCAAGTTATACGCAGCAATATTACACAATTGCAAATGATCCATATCCTGGTTATATTGAATGGAGAGATCCAACGGGATCGGGAACACCTGTTTATACAAAAAGAAACGGCGAGCCAAATTATGCAAATGCACAAGAACACACTTCTTTTGCCGCACAAAATCATTTTACAAATACAATCGGTAATGCTTTATTGAGTGGCCGCCCTCTTACATTTAATACATTATCCCAAGCTGTTTCTAGTAGTCTTAATTTTACTCAAAATTTTGGTCTTTCAAGAGTTCTTGGTGCTGGATTTGGCGGCGGTGGTAATAAAATTGCTACTCTTGCAGCTCTTATTCCAACAATTGCATCAGGTTTACAATCAGTATTTCAAACGAATAATAGAAAAGCAAAATTAGTATCAGAAAATGCTTCAACCGCGGTTGATAATTTTGCAAGAGCACAAGCATTATTGGCTAGACAAATCCAGAATATGAGAGCAGGTGTTACCGGCACCGGCAATTCCTCTAGTCCTGGTGGTGATACAGCAACAGGTGAAACAGCAGAAGGGACTAATGCAGCTGCAACTACACCTGCCGCTGATGCTCCTGCTGCTCCTGCTACTACTACTACACCCGCAGCTCCTGCTCCTGCTCCTGCTGCTCCTGCTTCTGCCACTTCTCAAACACAACCCGTTAATACTTCCATTTCCGAATATGACAGAACAGTTAATGAATATCAACTTTCTGCGGTAAGAGAAGGAGGTTGGAGAAGAACAAGCGGCGATATTGATAATTATATGAGTACTGAACACCCTACATTATATGCAGAGGAACGAGCAAGACGTAATTTTGAGCAAACAAATATCACAAGAGCAGAATATGGATTACCTCCCTTGACAAGACCTGGTAGATAAAAACCATGAATATTTACATTATAGGATAAATTATGTCAGATTCAAATAACAGACGACATCCACCATCTACTTTTGAAGCTAAATATCCATACAATCAGTCAACTATTACACGTAGTGGTCATGAATTTCATATTAATGATACACCAGATAAAGAAAGTTTGCGAATTGCACATACAAAAGGTTCTTATGTTGAACTGGATAAAGATGGAAGAACTGTAGTAAATTCTGTCGGTAAAGCTTATTACTATATGTGTGATGGTTTTTCAACAACAGTTGATGGCCATTATGACTTAAAAGTAAAAGGTGTGATGAATGTTAATATTGATGGATCGGTAAGTGAAGAAACCAAAGGTAATAGATATATGGCTGCCGGAGGTGATTTTATATTTGGCGCCGGTGGAAATTTATCTAAAACAGTTGTTGGCGATCATTATGATTCTACCGGTGGTGATAATGTAATTGCGATTACTGGTTCTGAATATAAAAATGTTGGCGGTGAATCTGTAACAAATTTTACTGGTATAAAGACAGAAGTATTAAATGACGATTGGTCTGTAAATTCACACGGCAATATTGAAATTATTAGTGATGGTAATATACGATTTAAATGTAAGAATTTTGAAATTGAAGCGGATTCAATTACATTTAAAACTATTGCGGGCGATGTAACTATCACTTCTTCCGGTCAAGTGTTGTCCACATCTACAGGTCAAACAATTGTCACAGCCAGCAAAATTATTCTGAACGGATAAACTATATGACAATAAACACTTCCGTACTTGTTCCAGATATTGGTTGTCCTGTCACTCTTTTACCAAAACCTGGTGATCTTGCTATATCATTAAAAAGATTGGCATCATTACCAGCAATATTGACGGTTCTTGGTTATCAGGATATTGCGAATCAAATAAGAACTGCTCTTAAAACAATTGATGATTTACTAGGTAATTTTCCTATTTCAATTACAAAGCCTGTATTTGGATCATTATCCTTACCGGAAATCGAATGGGAACTCAAGGCAAGAGCGTTGGTTGCCGAATTTAAATTATATGTGCTTGCAAAATGTCTTGAAATCATTGA